TTGTGAAATATAACCGCGGCGTATAAATTGAAGCGGCAATATCTTCGATTGGATACCGGACCGCGTTTGGAACTTCAAGAAACCCGTCATACATGTAAATTGGAAAATCGTGTTCTTGCTGTAACCATTCCCAATGATCCGGTTTAATGTTCGGGTCAGTGAGCTGCCAATACTGGTGCATCTCATAAAGCCGATCAATACGCGGTACGCCGTGCTTGTAACCGTTGTTTACTGTCCATATCTCATCCGCTTCGCTTTCGTGGATTTGATCGCGGCACTTGGTCGAGAAGCCGTAAATGGCGACTGATTTAGTCAAGGTATTATCACCAAAGCAACTAAACCACTAACCACCAGCGTCATGACCAACCCGATTAGCCCGTAAACTAATCTCTGAACCGGTTCAAACCGTGCCTGTAGCACATCTATTTTATTGTCCAGTTCACGCAAAGTCAGAAGTATTTCAACTTCTGCCTTAGTGTATCCTTTTTGTGAATAGTCGCCTTCCATATTTGCCCTTTGCGTCACTGTTCACTATCTCCCTTCGCACCTTTCCAAAACACAAAAAGAGTTAATCATCTTTCAAAAAATCAATCAGCGCCTTGCCGGCTGGCGTGTATTCTGGCTGCATAACTCCACAAATCAAAGCTCGGTAGCAATTCGCGCTCTTGCCGGTTGAGATAAAATATTTCCCGTAAAAATGCGACCGCGGCGAAGCCACGAAAACCGCGTCAAACCCTAACGCCTCCGCCAATCGTAAACCGTTCAGCGTGTCATGATAATCGCCGTCTTTCGAATTGTAGAAACTAACAACGATTTTCTCAACGCCGTGGCGCTGGGCGACTAGCCAGTTATCAAGCGCCTGGTTTCGTATCGGGTAATCATCTCGGGAGTGGTTCTCAGATAAGATAATTGATAACGTGTAGGGAAATTTTCTCAATGTAATAGTTTCCCATGACTTCAGGAAATAATCGACCCACTCTGCCCCGGTCCCGCAAAATGGCAAGTTGTAACCGTAAAGACAATAATTATGCGGGCTGGCGTTACCCACTAGCAATTCGGCATCGGGGCATTGTTCCGCCACACGTTGAACGATTTCAACCGCATCGTCAAACGTAGCATAGTAACCGACCGGTCGGCCCTGTGGTGAATGGAGCACGAACATTCTGGGCGCGCACCACTCAACCGGGCGATTGCGATAGGTTCCCTGATCGTGATAGGGTATCATTTCCCATTCGGCCAACTCCGGGCGGGTTGAGTTCCAGTAGCCGGCATACGTCCAGGCTGCTTTATCAACATCGGGGAAATATTGAACCGCGTCATAGAATAGCGGGCGATGTCCAACCACTAGACCAACTTCCATTTCACGTTCACGCGGTTGGAGTTCGGCCGCGAATACGTCATCAACGAAAAACACAAATGCGATGAACAGCGCGACAATGACAAATGGCGCGCCGAGTAAAAATGTTCTTATACGGTCTTTTCTCACGGATACCCTAACCAAGCGTCATCAAATACCGCGCGTACTTCTTCTTGCGTTTCGCATTCTTCCAGAGCGCCATAGATAGAAGCGGTGTACACGGGTTCTAGATGTTCGCTTGAAAAATCATAGGCGGGGGATTTGCCACTCTTTACTCGCTTTAAGCAGATCCGCTGCCAGGTTGCTAAGTCTTGCGTCTGGGGGTCAATCTCTGTTATTTCGGTCTTTTGGGGTTCGGCTTCGACAATCTCAATGGTGCGCTGTTCAGGTTCTTTGACAAAAATTGGATCAAAGCTAAGGTTTTCCAGCTCGATTTCATAAGATTCGTCTAGGTCGGCATAATCGGCGGTCGACGGTAAATTCAGCCCTAACATTTCAGCGGCGATGGATGGCCGCATATCGGCTGCAACATAAGCGGCGTATGATGACGCTCGCTGTTCTTCATCTTCCTGAAAAATGTCCAACCGCTGTGGTTGGAACTGGATATTATAACCCCCGTAAATATTTAGCAACTGATCATTCAGAACGCCCCCGATGAAGTTGCACTCGTCAATAATGGTGTCTTCATAGAAATTACGCTTGTCCTGTTGGGCGGTGGCAAAGTTGGCGGCGTTGCTGAATAATAGCGTGTGGGGAACACCTAACGCGGTCGCAATATCTTCGCGCTTGTCTTTGCTCAAATCGTTATTTGCTAAACTCTCAAGACCTTCGCCCACGATGGTGGGCTTAATCTCATCGGTGTTGATAACTTCCGTAATCCACGATTTAGAACTACCCGCCAATCGTTTGAGCCATGATGTCAGTTTGTTGCGTTCCTGCTCAATGGTATTATTCCCCACGCCAAATATCATGGTTTTGACCAGGCCGCGCTTGAAATATCCTTTGGCGAACATGTCCACTTCGAACAACACGCCAGCCGCATTGATAGCAGCCATCACGGGCCATTGCAGCGGCGGACCGTTTTCAACGTCATCGTCAATCAGCCAGAAGTAGACAACTTCGTCAACTTCAAGCGGTATTACTTGCCCGCGTACACTGCGCTCAAATCCGATCAGCCCCCCCATTGGCACATTCATCGCTTCCGCGTCTTGCTTCTTTTCGGCGTATTTCGGGTTAACACTGCCGGCTACCATGTGGCGCAATCCGGTCGGCGCGGTGCGGGTTCCCATTGTAAGACGTTCGATAAACTGGTATTCGCGCCCATTCTTACAGATACTACGCTCAATCATTTTCAACGTTGCGGGCAAGTTCGGCAAATACCCAACGGCGTTTTGGTAGTTCTCCGAGTTGTCAACCTCATCACCCCTGGCGTTATAAATCGCGAATGGCATAGACGCAACCGCCTTAGAGCGAATGTCAACGCCACGATTGAGCCACGGAACCTTACGCACCAATTGCGTCATATCGTTCCCGGTGTCTGGATCTCCGGTTAGACTTGTCCAGGCTTCGGGGGGCAGGTCCGCCAAACTGACTTTGGTATTTCCGACTAGTAAATAGGGTTCGTATTTGTATTGAGTTGCCATAATTTCATCCACTGATTAGCCAGCTTGACCGGGCATCGCCTTCGTAGGCGTAGCGCAACGCGTCAATAATATGGTTGTTTCGATCAACCGGCACCTTTTTGGCGCGGCCATGTTTATCTTCCTGCCATTGGTATTGCTGAAACTCATTTATACTATTCACGCAATTCTTGCCTATGATAACAGTTTGCTGCTCTAGCCATTGTATACCGTGGTTTACGCTATCTTTACCTTTGGCAGCTCCCGATATTCTAATACCACCCCGGCGGAGTTCTTCAATGCTTTTGGGTTCGGCACTATCTGCAACCACGTATTGATTGCCAATCTTTTCTTTCACTTCCCTAGCCAGAACATCATTAGTCAGTCCAAGTTCGTACAATTCGTCATAAATGTATATGGTTTTCTTTTTGCGGTCGTAGTGCGTACAAGCCAGCGCGGCGGGGTCCGCTGAGAAACCAAAGTCAAGCCCGTGACGCGGTTGTGTAAATTGTTCGGTCATGCCTGACAAATCGCGGACCTGCCAATTTTTGAATATGACGTTACCCAGCACGCCCCAATCACCAAGTGTATAAACCGCTCGATAGTATTCATCGGTCTCGTTTTCAAGATCGGCCACATCTTCGGGGGTCAAAAATCGGTTGTGGATATACCAAGTCTTTAGGATGGTAAGATCATCGCTTTTGTACTCTGTCTGATCATCGGCCCACGCTACCCCATTGAAATACTCGTCATAAATCCAATGGGATTGTAATATCGGGTTGAATGATAGCGTTAGGCGTTTCGCCGTTGACGGATCTCCACCGCGCTGCCGCTTGTACAGGTCTTTTATATCCTTGCGGGTTGTCTCGGTGGCTTCTTCGATCCAGATGTCAGTTATCACGCCCTTCTCCGGTGTGATTGACTTCACCTTTTCGGTATCATCCAGACCGGTAAAAAGTGCCTGGTATCCGTTTGAGCAGGTTATCACGCCGTCGGTTTTATTGGAGTGGAATAGATCCCGCACGCCCCAATCGGTGATAACCTTGTTGATCTCGTTGAATACTGACTTGCGGATTGTGCGCCCCACTGCGCGACAAATAAGATAATTCCTGCCGCCGTTTAGAAGATCATACACTACCCGTTGAGCCAGAAATACCGATTTACCCGAAGATGAACCGCCGTAATATATCTGAGTTCTAGCTAGGTTTTTAAGGTTCGGTCGGTAAACATCGTTAAAGACTTTCGGGGCGATGTTTACGTTATAGGTCGTCATCCGGTATGCTTACGTTGATTTGAATGGATTCACCTTCAGCGCCGGTTATCTCGGAGCGCTCCACATACCCGCGTTTCTTTCCCTGCGTGCGGAGATAAAATAACATACAAGTGTTATCACCGGCTAACGCCTTTTGGTATAGTTTACTCTCAACATTATCAAGCATCGTCTCGCGGGTTTCGGTGATGGTTTCCCACAGGTCAGGGTGCTTATCAAGGTAGTTATAAAGCCACTGGCGAGATTTACCAAGCGAGCGCGCAACGGCTGCCAGGTTTCCCGACATCTTGATAATTTGCGCTTTGATGTTTCCTTTTGTGGCTTTCATGGTTAAGTGTCAATTCTGTAAAATAGGAGCGTCCGGGTCGGAGTCGAACCGCCACGCTCGGCTGGTCGCCTAGTTGCTACCATCAGCCGGACGCGCTTAGTTTTTGCCCTTTATACATTTTCGCGCCGATTCGCTCAATTTCAGAATAGGGCAATTCTGGAACCATTAGGCGTTCACGGTAAGATGGGTCGATGAAATACATGTAGCGGAGTTGAAACCCTTTTAACTGCTCTGCGCCAATAGACTTTAGAAAAGAAATAGACGCGCCACCTCCGGTTTTCCCGTATTTAGCCTTTATGGAATTCTGCTTGCTGTTTGGCTGGAACCCTGGATCGAACAAAATGTTGCACACAACCTCACCATCTGGCATTTTCCACATAGTATTATTTTTATTTATTCCGGTTAAAACAAACCCACTAGCGCGATATATAGTTCCATCTCCGCATTGGGTTCCATCTGCATACGAAATCAAAACCTTAACATGGGGTGCGTATTTTCTCAACATTCTGATTGCTATACTTATGGCCCTGCTTTCGCTATTTCGCGGCAGGTCATCAGTAAAAGCTAATCTATGAAGTTCTATAAATTCATTCCATCCAATTTCAGAGAATAAGTTACGCGTATTGTGTTTAGCCATACTAGGCCCAAATTGCAAGCCACCGCTCAATTTTCCATGATAATATACCCCAATACTTAATTGAGTTCTGGTATCAACTTTTCCAGAGTAATGCCACTGGCGCATATATTTATTTAGCTCACCAGTTTTAATCGGTCGCAATACTATATCTTTAGCTTTGCCCATGATCCATTACAAACAATTCACAAATACGCGCTAATGCATTTCCATTGCTGTTTTCATTTTCACTGTCGACAAATTCACCTAATGACTTAGATAAACTTAGGGCTTCTTTTACCTGGTCGGCCTGAATATCGTGTAATGTAAACGTCATCTGCCGAAACGGTGCCCGTTCTTCATCAGGTAAACTCCCGAAGGCATCCGCCCACTCATCGTCATTAATCGGAGCTATTCCATTGCTTTTTGCAAGTTCAGTTAGGAACTCAGTCAAATCTTCGTTATCGGTTTCAACCTGCTTTAGCAGCTCGTCCATCTTGGCGGCATCGGTGCCGGCCATCGCTGCTATCGGATCCAAACTCAAAAGCGCCTGGGCTTCCTCGGCTTCGGTCAGCTCAACCTGGATGTATGGTACTTCACTGTCACCATTCTTAAGAGCATTCCAAACCCGCTCGTGTCCATCAATTAGATTACCAGTGACGGCGTTCTCAATAACCACATTCACCCAGCCCAATGAATCCAAAGAAGCCCGCACCGCTCGGCGCTGGCTTTGCGGGTGGGTTCGAAAGTTATTCGGGTGCGCCTGAAACTGACTGGCAGGTTTCGCACCCTGTTCTACAATGCGGTTATTCCATTTGCTCGTCAAGTTCTTTCAATATCTCCGTTAACTCGTCAATCGCTTTGGTCGCCTTTTTCATCAGATCAACCGACGCGGTTTTGAGTTGTTCATCTTCCAGCTTTACGGCTACCCGGTGATTGACTTCGGCGCTGTATTCTTGCTGCCGCCATTCTGCCAATTTGATCTCTAGAATCTGGCGACGGATGGCATTATTCAGGGGGTCAGTCATTGATTTTCCTTTCTCTTATAGTATAGCACAATTTAACATAATTTTAGTAATGGGGTACAAT